CCTTATCAGTCTCGGATGCGCTGACAGCTTCCATGTAGGTGGCGTCCGCCGCGCGTAGGTCCTCACGGCCGTCGTAACCTGGGTGCAGATGTTCGACCACCGACGCGAGACACGGAGCGAAAACGCCACGCGCCTTCGCTAGTCCGACGACTTCATATCGGTATACCAATGGCGGTAACACTCAGGTACGAGCGACCCTGGACCCTCGAGCGACGCGCCGACCTCGTCGATGTAACGCCGGCGAACGAAATAGTGGTCAGCGTGCCCGCCCGAAGCTACCTTCGGGTTCTTGACCTTGCCGGCCGTGTCGTTCGTGCCGATAACGTCATACCGGCGGGACAGCGGGCGGGCAGCGTCGAGCCAGCCGGGATGGAACCGCACGTCATCGCCGGCGAGCAGAACCCAAGGCGCTGAACTGTCCTCGAGCGCCCGGTTCATTTTCTGCGCGTAGGTGACCGCGCCCTCGTCGAGCAGCACCCGGACACGCGAACCGAAGTCGTGTTCTTCGCACAACTCGTCGAGGAACCCGGCCGTTTCCTTATCGTCGCAGACCAGGACCAGCGACGCCACTGCCGGGTCGGTCGTCTCCATGAACGACTCGATGAGCAGACGGGCGTTCTGCGGGCGGCGGAAAGCCACCAGCACGTCGACCGCGTCCTCGTCTGGCATCGGGTCCCGTTCCAACGGTACCGGCAACGCTTCCCACGCGAGCTGGTCGATGAACGGCCGCCAAAACTCGTCGAACACAAGGTCCGAGTCGAACTGGCCGGCCCACCTGATAGCAAGCTGCCGCAGTTCCGGGTCCGACGCCCGTTCGTACGCGAGTTCGAGTTTCTCGACCACGTCGTCGATGAGCGGGTTCACGAGACAGGCGTGCCATGCCGGGTCCCACTCAGGCTGACCGAGCAGCACCCAACCCGCGCCGACAAGTTCGGACTGTGCCGAGAAATCGTTAGCGATGACCGGCACGCCGCACGCCTGCGCTTCGATGAGCGGGACACAGAACCCTTCGCCGTGCGAAGGTGAGAGCAGCACGTCACAGGCGCTGTATGAGGCGGCGAGCATCTCAGGCGTGAACCCGACCCGGTACGCGTACTGGCCTTCGCCGCCGGCCCACACGATGTTCGCGTCAGGGATGCCGGCATGAACAGCAAGTTCCGTCAGATTGATGCCCTCAGCGCCGCCGTACTTTTCGCTGTGCATGTAAAGCACGGCGTCCGGATGAGACTTCAGGAACTTGCCGAACGCCCAAAACGCCTCGTTGAAACCCTTCCGGTCCTTCGCCCATCCCTTGTTCATCGCGAACATGCCGACAACGAACGCGTCTTCGGGCACCTGGATGAACTCGCGGGCGGTCATCCCTGCGATACCGGCAGTCGGCTTGAATACCTTCGTGTCGACCGACAGCGGGATATAGCCGGGGTCGAGGCCCTGGTCGAACATCAGTCGTTCGCCGTATTTCGCCATCGCAACCGGGACGGCCTGCGAACGGTCGAAGAACTGCAGGGTCGCCGGCGGAATCGGGAACCGGTCAATCGGTGTCCACGCGATGACATTAAAGTCGGCGAGGCGTGGCGTGACCATCGCCGGCATGTCAATGATGAGGATTATCCAACAGTCTTTCGCTGGCGTGTCCTCGAACCAGTGGGCGGCATGATGGTGGATGAGGTCGTTCGAGTTGACCTCGTAGCCGCACGGGTAGACACGGAACCCGCGCCACGACTGGATACTGCCGCCCAGCCCGTAGGTCGACGAGAACGCGACTTCGTGGCCGGCAGCGGCGAGACGAGGACCGAGTAGCGCGGCCTGCACGCCATACCCGGTCGGCACCCAGGGCGCGTTCCCGTGAATCAGGAACTTCATCGGGTTTCGACCTCGCCGACGCCGGCGCGACGAGTGGTCTGCACTCGCCGTGGTCTACGAAACCAACGACGTTTCTTCGGCACGGGCACAGGTACGGGTTCGGTTGCCATCCGTCTTTTTTCCTTCCGGCAGGGGGTAGATGTTCTGGCAGGGAAGTGTGGGGCCGGACTGTCGGAGGCACACGTCCGGTCCGGCCCCACTCCCCTGCCGGGGGAACTGCTTCAGGCGATGTGCTGCACGATGGCGTTAACGGCGTTCGTGTCGATGAGGTCGCCGTCAGTCCGAAGCAACGCACGGAAAGCCACCTGGTTCTTGTTGAACAGGTAGTCATCCGAACGCTCAAGTCGGAGATTGCCAACGTCCCGGATGTAGTAGGCCGATAAATCACCGAACGCGATGGTCTTAGCACCAGAGGCGATGCTAGCCACGTTCGGGTCGGTCCACACCGGGTAACCGAGCAGACGGTCAGGTTCGCCGCCAGCAAGGCCAGCAGTCGGCGACGGCTGCCACAGAAACGCACCGATAGTGCCACCGGCACCGTCCCGAATCTTACGGACAATCGCCGTCGTAAGGTCACGCATCAGGAACTCGGCACCGCGCGCACGATAGTTACCGTTCACGCTGTAAACGAGGTCGATGAGCTTCTCAAACGTCGGGTTCGTCAACGAACCAGCGCCAGTGGCGATGGTGCCAGAACCCGTAATGGCGGTCATCAGCCCGTTGGGCTTACTCGACCCGGAACCACTGACATAATCGGTAGCGGTCACTTCACCAATCGCACGGCCGAGTTGCTGCGAGACATAACCGATGATGTTGCTGCCCGAGTCCTCGAGCAGGTCAGCCGCAACCGCGACAAGCTGCCCGTAGTCGTAGGCGTTCAGGGTCATGTCAGCGAGCACCGGGTCAGTACCCGCAAACGCCGTGTCCTGGTTCGCTACCTGCGTAGCGATACCGTGCGTCGACGTGCGCGGGAACTTGATTGGCTGACCGCCGGCCGTCTGAATGATGGTCGCACGCGTGCGACGCATCGCAACAGCCGCCGTCATGAAGCTGTAAATGTCCGTCGCAATCTGCGTCGGGATGGTCAACGAACCACCCGAAGCGCCGGTGTCACCACCGATAACCGCACGGAACTCTTCGCCGCGTGCGCCGGCACGCCACGCCTCCATCGCCCGGGCCGCAGGCCGCAAGTCAATGTCGAGCGAGGTGGTCCGGCCGCCCGGGCGGAAAAACTCCCGGTACGCGTCGACCTCAGGGTCAGCAGCCGGACGGCCGTTCGACGGGCGGATACGGTCAAACTCAGCACGCAGGCCGTCCATCTCCCGAGAACGTGCCTTCGCACGCTCGAGCTGGTCAACCTGGTCCTTCAGCGAGTCCATATCCTTGTCAATGAGGTCCGACTCTTGCCGTTCCTCCGCAGTGAGCGCGCGGCGCTGCTCAACCGCATGGTCCAGCAGACGCTTCTGCTCAGACCATGCGTGCATCCGGCGTTCGTTCAACGCCTCAATCTGTTCGTCGTAACTCATTACGATAACCTTCCTGTGTAAAAAAGGGTGGGTGGGACACTGTTGAAGTGGTTCCAGTGAATATGACCAAGTGGTGTCCAGTGCCCGTTGCAGGCGGGCCTGGCCCGGCTTGCTCCTCAGTTCGGCTTCAACAGGCGACGAGGACGACACGCAACGCATTCCGGTCCTGTCAGCCCAGGACGTAACCCGCATCTAATGCACGGAGCTACGCGCTTCTTTTCTGCTGACAGTGAGTACCAGTTCGTTCGAGCGTCTCTCATCAGGGAGCGGGTCGGTGCTGGTCTGCCCTGCACCTGGATTCGTTGTCGTGTCGCGACTTTGTCATAACGGGCACGTGCCTCGACCTTGCGTTTATTATGAACCGTGTTATACGGAGGCGAGTAGGCCCGGATAAGTTCCGCTTCGCGTTCTAATGCCGCTTCACGGTTCGTGAAGTGTTCCAGCGTGCAGCCCGTAGCGAGCGGCCACCAAACCTTAGTGTCGGCATGTTCTCGCAACCGTCGTTGGCCTCGGGCAGTTACACCAACGTACAGAATGTGGCCGGCCTGGTCAAAGTATTGGTAGACGGTTGTAACAGCCTGCCCGCCTGCGTCCATCATCTAGGACAGGGCATTTCCTTCAACCGGACCCGGAGCCGCTCATACCGTTCGTCCAGGTCCTCGTCGGGTTCAGGGACAGAATCGAGAACTGGTGGTTCCAGGGCGGCGAGCGCAGCCTCGAGGCGCTTCATCGCCGTCCGCAATTCTTCGGGACTCGTCAAAGCTTCCGCGCCGTGCACAAGCGCGCGTACCTGCGCCGACGTTGCCGGGTTCGCCGGGAACGTCACGACGGACACGTCGAACAGTTGGACCTCGCGAATCGACCGTTCGGTGTAGTCCTCGTTCCATTCCTGCTTGTGGACCCTGAACCCGATACTCATCTGGTCGAGGTCACCGCGGCGCATCGCCGAACGGACCTCGCGGACCTTCGGGTTGTCGCCGTCGAGACGCGCCGACGCGCGTAGGTGCGGGTCGGCTGTCAGCGTCAACGTCTGCGCGCGGGTACGGGCGAGCGGGATACCGTCATGGTTGACGAGCAGCCGCACGTCGGCGTTCTCCGACAGTGTTTTGTCGAACGCTCCAGCCTGAATCGTCTCAGTGAAATCACCGAACATGTCGCGGACCAGGTAAGGCGTGTCGACCGATGAGGCCACACCGTCGAACGTCAGGCCGTCGCCGGCGGCGTCCTCACGGACCTCGCATGGTTGGACCGTGAACGCACGGACCTCACGCGTCAGCGTCGAACGGTCCTGAATCGTTTCCATCGTTCTGCTCCATCTTCGGCATTGGGCCGAGGTCCTCTTTCTCGCGGGCTTCGTCCGCGAGTAAGAACTGGCCGCCCGCCAGACCAATAGCATAAGCCTCGTAACGTGTTTTCAAATCCGCGCGTTGCAGACCGTTCACGTTGAACTTCACGTACTGCGGGCGTGGCAGCATCGCCGAGAACGCCCGCTCGAGCCGCACAATCCACCGCATGAGCGTGTATTGCGCCAGGTGGATGCCGCGCTGCTCGAGGTTGCTGTACGTCAGGCTCGAGCCTTGTGTCTGGATACCGAGCAGGGTCGGGTCGACGAGGAACATCTGCGCCGCAATCTCCGACGCCGTGAACCGGCGCGTGTCCAGAAACTGTGCCTGCTCAGGTGTGACGCTAATAGGTTTCCATGTAGCGCCGCCCGTCAGGACACCCGGTTCATGCGCGGTACGTAGGCCCGAGTGTTCCTTACTCCATTTCTGCCGCATAATCGCGGCCTGGTCCGCGCTCATCTCGCCCGGAACCTCGATAACACCGGACAGGTTCTGGCCGGAACCGAAGAACCTTGCGCCGAAATCCTGGGCGGCGAGACCAAGACCGAGCGCCTGCCGTGCCGACTCGACCGGCGAAAGGCCCTTCACCTGGCCTGGCATCGTCACCGCGCGGATATGGACCAGCGGCATCCGGTTCGGCCGGTTCTTGATGTAGTAAACCCAGGTGCCCTGCTCGTCACGGATGTCCACGTCGTCCGGGTGCACGACGTGAATCTCCGAAGGAATCTGCGGGTCGTCGAGCACAAGGTAGGCGTTCCCGTCGAGCAACAAGCTGGACAGCAGTTGTGTCAAGAACCCTTGACGGTCGCACCACTCGTTCGGTCGCTCGAACACGCGCGGTACCGGCAGGTCGTCGACCTGGCCGCGTGACGTGCGGCGCAGCACCTGAAACGGCAAGGTCGCGATGGTGTCAGCGATGAGCTGCACACACCCGTACACCGTGAGCAGGTTCAGGGCCGTGTCCCGGTTCACGGTCACGCCGGCGGATGACACGGCGCTCGAGGTCCACGGTCCCCAGGGCGTGACTTGTAGTGCGCGTTGTTCGGCCGGCGGCGGCGTGACCCGGAAAGACTTCAGCATTTAGTTCCGCTCCAACACGACACCTACCAAGATGGCCGCTAGGCCCGTCGTGGTAAGTCCCGCCGGGACTGACACAATCCATGCGGCAGCGGACACCAGGCCGATACCGGCAAGCTGCAGAATCGACGGCGTGTGCCTCAACTGTCGACCTCCGACAAGCTAAAGAAACCCGACGTGGGCGGCGGTCGTTGTAGCAGCGACCAGTGCGCGATTGTCACCGCGACGAGGCCGCTGATATCGAAGTCGGACCGTGCGCGCGCCCAAACCCAACTGTCGCCCGTCCGGCGGACCGCCGCCGTGTGCACCGCGTCGTTCAACGGCCGTAGGTCCGGATGCCGTAACTGGCCCTCGACGACCGCGTGCTGCAGGCTCGCGCAAGCCTTCGACAGTTCGCCGCCCGGTAGCGGCTGGACTGTCACGCCGGCAGCCTCGAGGTCAGGGACCAGGCCGGCGCTAGGCGACCTCGGGTCGACGTGGATAGGGACCCGCCACCGTTCCGTCAGCGCGCGGGCTGCGTCCACAACCCAGCCCGTACCGGGCCGGCGGTCAATCAGATGGACGCTCACCAGGCCATCGGGCCGGCGGCCAGCGCCGCCGAAACTCGCCCATGACATATCCGGTGCGACCTCGAGCGCGATAGCCGGCGTGCCGGCGAACGTCGTTTCAGGGTCTGCGAGCGCCTGCCAGCGGCCAGGACCGAACACGCTTTGGCCGGAGTCCTCAGATGACGGGACACCGCACCGTTCCCGTTCGAACATGTCGCCGAGGCCGCGTTGCGCCTCACGTTCCGACCGTACGAATTCTTCGCTAATCCGGATACCGAGCGCCGGGTTTGCCGTATACCAGTTATCGGTGTCGTCCGGGTCGATGCCCGGTTCGCAGCCCCATTCGGCAAACCACAAGCGCCCGGAATCAGGTGCGGCAGCACGCCGGCGGATGCCGTGCAAAACCGCGCTGTCCTGATGCGGCGCGCTGGACGTGTACCAAACTTGTGGGTTCGGTCGTGCGCTCAGGGTCGGCAGCATCGCGCCGACCGCCTCCGATGACAGGTCGAACGCCTCGTCCAGGACGATACGGTCGCCCGAGAACCCGCGTGCCGCCGACCGGGAACGCGCAATGAACTTCAGGCGCGCGCCGGACCGCAGCCGGATGCTTTCTTTGCCGTGCGCCGTGCTGACCGCAGCGACCTTCCGGTCGAGGTCCGGGCACGAACCGATAAGTGCCTGCATCCTCGCGAAGTGCTCGCGGGCCGTGTCGAACAAGTGCGCCGAATGGATGACGAGCTGCTCGCCGAACAGGAACAACGCCGCCAGCTCGAGCGCCTCAAGAATCGAATTTTTTCCGTTTTGGCGAGGGCAGATGAGGCAACACTCGAACGCCGCCCACGACCCGTCCGGCCGTTCCGTCAGCGCATCCTCGAGAACCCATTGCTGCCAAGGGTCCAACATGAGGCCCGCCGAAGCCGCCAGTTCGACCGCCTCACGACCCGACGAACCCGTACCGCCGTCAGGTCGGACCGTCCATCGCGGCCTTTGCGCGCCTACCCGCGCGGCGCTCAGCAAGGTCATCGCTCACACTCCCGGCATCCTCGACCGGCAGGCCCGCCAGCTCGGCGAGCACCGCCTGCAACCGGGCAGCGACCTGGGCGACAACCGCCGGCGGAGCCTCATCCATCGCCGTCGCGAGTTTCGCCCGCATCGCCTCGAGCGCCGCCCGTTGGTCGCCCGAAGCACACGCCCGCTCAACCGAACCAGCGCGCCGTTTCCTTACCGAGCCCGTCGCCATCACGCAACCTTCGTCCAGCCCGCGCGTTACACGACCGATGCTCAGGCATCAGCGGCGACGACGAATTGCCATCCACCAGATGACCAGCCTGCCACGGGTCGTCCGCACGGCCCAAGCCGCCACACCGCCAACACCGAGCGTCAGGGTCACCCGCAGCCAACGCCCGCACCAGACGAGCACGCGTCTGATACGAACCACGGTAATGCTCCGGTTTGCGGCCGCCCTTACGAGTCGTCACAAGGTCACCGCCAATCGCGACAACGCCGCCGAGCATCACCACACGGCGGCGCTGTCTAGTGGAGGACCCGCACGCCGGATGGACAGTCTAGGCCAACAACGGCAGTTGGCACTCACCCGGTGACCGTTTACGGGTCCTCCACTAGAACTGGACAAACCCCCCATATGCCTAGAGAGGGAAAAGAC